TTAGGTAATATATATCTGAAATATTTTTTGTTCAGACAAACAAAAAAATAGACTGTGCTACCCGAAGGCAGCACAGTCAGTCGTTACGAACGGATACTCGAGCCGTCAGTCCCAAGATAGACAGGTTTGATCCACAACCCCGGTTCCCCGAAGAGGTTGATATCATACAGCTGCATATTCCGGATACTGGGCGGCACGTTTACGCCTGATCTAGCCAGAAAATCCCAAACGCCATTGTAGCGATCTCGACTTACGAAGAACACCCCGTTTTCGAATCCTGACTCAAAGTCAAGGAAGTTACCTAAGCCCACTTCAAACGAGGCTGCACCGTCTTGCAGCAGGGCTAAGAAACCAACCGAGATATCTTCTCGACTGTCGATAAAGCGACTAAATTCGGCAACCGTAAGGCTACCAAAGATGCGCTTGAGTACCGCTGCAATAGACAGCAGTTCGGTGGGGTTACGGCGACCATAGCCACCCAATGGGTTGTAATTAATCATGGCGGTGATGATACCTTCATCACACAGATTTGCCAGTCGGTTATCCTGACAAACTACACGCAAACCATTTACGTTTTGGGCAATAGCGGTAGGTGTAGCAAGCATATCGGTTACTCCTATGTCATCGTTGGGGTGTTTGTCCTATCAACGTATTTGAGTCTGATTCCCTGTAGGCGATATCCTGTCGTGTGGTAAAGGTGGTTTTCCACACAACGTACGAACGCATCTGGATCGAGTGCGTCTGTTGCCAAATCAGATTCGAAACGCCAATCCTCCGACTGCCCTTGTCGTTCGAGGGTAGCTGCATAGCAGCCGTCCTCGACGCCCCTGGTGAAGCGGAACAGTTGCAGATCGGACTCCCCATCGCACCCAATGATAGAATCCCTGTCTTGCGTAATCCTAGCCCGTCCACATCGAGTGGCTGTCAACAGCGCGTTGTTGGATGGCTGGTTACTAATGAACATAAAGGGACCATCGTATGGGGGGATGGCATCTGGACACAATGTGTCCAAATCGGTACAGCGATACACAATGGGTGACTTATAGTTACACAGACGGTTCCCGTCAGTAAACATTGTGTATTCTACCCTCACGGTGGCACCAATGAGGTTTTCGGGCCTCAAGTTCTTAGCCTTGAGTTGCGCCTGTATCCGTCTCGAGACCATGTTCGTTAGGAAGACGTGATTGGACTGGGTACGTAAAACATATCCGCGTGACGTACAGTCGACAATCTTTGCTTCCGTCCGACGTTCTGGTTCCAGACGGTATACCTGTTCCCCATGCTCCACAAGGAATTGTGAGACAGAGGGGTTGCGAGAACTTTGACGAACGTAGTCGAGGACTTCGTAAGCCGCCATTGTCGCGGGCTTAATAACGTTTACTTGGAAAGGCAGCTTCTTGGTTGGAACCTGCCCCATCGTTGAAACGGTGAGTGTCCGCAAATGCGGGTCATCCTCTTCCGGTTCTGTTGACAACCACCACGTCAACCAGCGAGACACGTTTTGTGGAATCAGTGCTGTGGTATGAATCGTGATGTCGCCCGTGATACCCGCCTCGGTGAGTAGGCGAGCCAGTAAAGTGTTGGCGGCAGAATACGTGCCATTTTCAATAACGACCATTCCGCCCACGTTGCGCAGGGTGCACAAACAACCGTGGTCGAGTTTCCAGACAACGACCGGCGTGGACTTGTCGAACTCGGATGAATGGTACTTATGATTCCAGTCTTGTTTTCTGAGTAATTTTTTCATGGTTTAAAAACTCCTTATGGTATTATCAAAATGATAATATCTATCCGTAAAAATTTAGAGGAATCGTTATGTCCGAACTTATTTTTGACTTCACGACGGGGTGTTATCGTGATGGAAAAGAGTTAGCGGTCGGCGAATCGTCTCGTAATCGCATTCCAGATGAGTGGGACATTCCTCTGGATAACGGGTTGATTTACGACTACGGTTTAGGCGGGTATATTCCTGCTGGGCAGATTGTGGCCTCCGAGGCCGTCAAAACCGAAGCACTCCGCAAAGCCTTCGATGGTGTATTCAAGAACGTCACGATTGACCGTCGTCTGGCCACCAAAATTCGTCTGTATGTCTCTGGTGTCTTCAACCGCGAAGGAAACGTAGAGTGGTTTGGTTCCAACCTTCTCGGTGTGCACACCATTCGTTTTTACGACAGTGACCGAAATCGTCTATTCGATGAAGTGCTTGAAGTGGATGAAGATTTGCTCGAAGCCGAAATCGCCCAAACCAAAACGATTAACGCCGATTGGGCAGTGGCCGGTAACACGTTCAACTTGACCATCGCCTACATGATTCATGCGATGTACCCGAAATTCTCCGACAAAGAGATTTACGGCGCTGCGGTGGATTTGGTGAAGCTGCTCCAGTTCAAATTCTACTCGAGTATCTATTACCACTTCTTCCCGAAACCGGTTGACCTGCCTGCGGCCGAAGCCGCCTACTCCATGCTCTCATTGAAGTTCGATATACGCCGTATGGGGAACTGGGGACTGCACATGACCGATCGTGCTGAATACTTTGTCTCGAAGGAGTGCCCGCACTACAACGAAGTCAAGGCGTTTAACCACCCCGATCTGCTTATCCGCTTTATCACAGACTTGAACACCCGAACCAAACAGACGGTGAAAGACTACTACGCCGTATTAGATACGGTACGTCGTTCCAATGCTCGTGTCCTCAGCCAGTCGTCCCGTATCGATTTGGATGGGGAGTCGATTATCCGCGATAAGGTCACTGCACTTAACACCGCCAAACAAACCTTGATTGATGCGTCTTACGACATCAACAACTTCTACAAAGAAGAGTTGGCGCGCGTGGCGCTCGAGATGGTGCCAAAAGCATCGCCTGTGGCCATGAAGACGGTGCTGTTCTACATCGCCTCTCTGCCGCTCGGGAAGCAACGTGCCGAAGTAGAAAGCATCATGAAGCACTGGCCCACGCTTTTGATTTGATTGTTTCCAATCGCATCAACTTCAAAGACGTGGCCTTCCTGCTAAACAGGATGCGTGCGTTGTATCAGTCTTCAAAGTCCACCAACGAATATGTCCTGTCGTTGCGTGACCGCTTAGAGAAACTGGTGAAGAAAGAAACACACTTGACACATACCGCTGCCCTCGCTGCGGTACGTAATGCGTTACTTCTCTATTTCCTCGTGCGGGCGATTGCCAGCTAAAAAAAAAAATAAAAGAACGGCACCTACTCCTTTTGGGGGTAGGTGCCTATTCTTTTTTACCGTGCCAGCAGACGGGTTTACAGAACCGAGAGTTGGTGTAGTGTATAAACGTAATGCATCCCTGATGTCGCGATGGCACCCAGTACAATCATCCCGGTGATAGCGAAGGCTTGCGATCGAAGCAAGACCATCGTGGAGAGATTGTTCTGAATGGCATGTTGTTTAACAACGCCGTGAATGTGGTGTATGGACACAAACATGGCGATCCAAACTATTGCTACCGCTAAATAAAAGAGTTGAGTCATTACTTCATCCTCTGGCGGTGGATAAGCTCTTTCAAGCTTTCCATCGATGCGACGTTGCGCATATCAGTGTTAAGTTGAGCGATGAGGGACTGGAGGCGATTGCGCAGAGTCATTTGGCGTACAGGACAAGTCACACCCACACTTTGCTTCATCACTTCTTCAATCTCACCCATCAGTTGCTGTTGCTTCTCCTCCTCTTCGACCATCGCGTCCTCGTCTCCAGTAACATCTCCACCTACAAGGATATTGCGATTTCGAATCATTAGCCGGTTGTTGGTAATCCCATAGTGGTTCAGGTTCTTACCAAATAAGAGCAGCCACATTGCCAGTAACCAAGAAATGACCAAGTCATCGTGACCGGATTTCTGGTGGTCAATACGTCCGCTGCGCTCTACCAGACCAAGGATTTGGTCTATGAGTTCACCACTACGAAGTAAGTGGGCCGATAAACGGAGAGCCATGGTGAAGACCTCACCATATAATTTCCGGCGTTTATCACCATCCGTAGTAAAGCCAATGTACTTACGGAATTTGTCCCAGAACCGCTCAGCGTTTCCGCCAGCGGGCCCACGAGCATACTCCTTATACAAATCGTCGTTACGGCTGTTGGTGTCGGTTATCCTGACGTACAGACGACGATGTAAATCACGCACGCGCGACTGTAATTGGAGGATAATCGCATCCGCAACGGACGAACCGGTTGACTTACGTTCAAGGATAAGTACCGTATTCGGGAACCGTTCCATGAAGTCAGCCAAATGGATAGCAAAACCGATGACGTTGGTTTCGTTAACGGTCATCTTTCCGGCGTACTCTGCCGTCACTGAGTTTACGATAGACATCGCAATCGCATCTCGACCTACGGCTTCCGACGTATCCAGACCGATGATGTGACGGTCGTGGAGCTTGGTCGCCATTTCCATTTCACCGTAATACCAATCGGTGATGTAGTTGGCCGGACTGATGTCTTTGTACGTGGCACGCATACGCGAACCGTTCATGCGGCGCGCATCGTCACCTGAGAACGGTTTGTTGAAACCACCAGTTGTCCATTCACCACCGAAGTCACGGCGGATCTGGTCTGGGCTACCCGTGGCGTTCGCAATCATGTCTGCGAGCTTCGCATCGGAGGTACCCAATTGACGGTGGTTGAATTTCGCGTAGAACATGATACGTGGCATCTTCGACGTGGAGTTGTGTCGAATCATGTCAATCAGCTGCTGACGGGTTGGAACGTCAATGTAGCGCTCGTCCCAGTTAATCCCAGAGGTCATCAGTTCGTACATGTACTGACCTTCTGGGGT